GCTGCGTTGAGCGAGACCGTGAAGATATTTGATGTTTCGAGATTGAGCGTAAGCGTTCCTGACGAGATCGTTGGGCTGGAGACCGTTTCGCTATAGTCCCTGATCTTGGCCCTGATCAGCTCGTTATCCTGTAGGTTTTGCGCCCCAGTAAAGCTGTTTGCACCAGCAGTGATGTAACCGGAGGGGTTGCTTGTGCTGTAGCCGTCGGTAATGCCATACCCTGACAGCGTGGTTGGCTTGCCTGTAATATTGCTGAAGGTCAGGCAGGATGACGTGGCATAGTTGCCCAATGGTTGATAAGTTGCCGTGGCGTTGGCTGTGGTCAGATATACCGTCAGGTTTGGCGTACCTGTGAGATTTGCGTACGTGAAGTTGGCCGATGGCAATTTGGCATCCAGTGCGGTCTGCAAGCCAGTCACGTTTGCGATTGTGTGCGTGTGACCAAGGACAGAATAGGTTGCGTTGGCACTGGAAGTGGTCAGGTAGGGTGTCAGGTTGGCTGATGTTAAACCATCTGTAATGCCATATCCAGCGAGCGTTGTGGGCGTTCCTGTGAGATTGGCATATGTCAGGTTTGCGGACGTCAGGTAAGATCCGATAGCCTGATATCGAGTGTCTGCGTAAAACCTTGTGAGCAGGCTGTTGTCAGTCCATGTATAAGCCTGGGCATAGAACTCAACCTTGTTTTGGCTGATCTGCACAGAAGTATTAAAATAAGGGCCAGAGCTTGCATTTGCGGTGTAATTATACTGGAGCAGCAAACGAGGGTAGTTGGAATCTGGATTTGTCGGGTCTGTAAACAGCCTCATGAATGGATAATAAGTGTCTGTCTGGCCGTTTGCACGAGTATTGTTAATCACCCACGACATGTCTACTAATCCAGCAGACGGCGAAGAAATCGAAGCGTATCTTGAACCGTTTGAGTTTTGAACCTTAAAGTTAAATGGGCTTGCTGTTGACGTGCCTGTAAATGACAGGTTGGAATGAGGCGTCGAGGAAGTCAAAGGCGTGTAAGTTAAAGCTGATGTGACATCGTTGGATGTCAAACTGACATTTCCCGTGCGATTATTAAAAGCCGTAACACCACCAGGCTGGGCCGACAGCACCCCATTGCCTGTGATGGACAGATTATCCCCAACGATGATTCCACCGATGGTCGTGTTTGTAGCGGGAATAGATGATCCGCTGATTCCGGCTGGACCTTGAACGCCCACCGTAACAACAGTGACAGTCTTTTCGCCTGTGATTATAACTGTATCAGCCACGTGTCACCTCGGGCGAGACTGTCAAAGTCCCTGAGATCAGTCTTTGCACGACATTTCCGGTCACGATTTCGAGATCGTAAACACCATCAACCAGGTTAGCAGTTGTGGCAGCATCCAAAGCGAGTGCAATCACTCCGCCGGTTGCGTTGCTGATCGACAGACAGGCTGAAGGAGTGGTCAGGCTTAATGTCGTGTTGGAGTTGCTGTAAGACGTGCGAGCCATCATCCTGGCACTGCTTCCGGTCAGGTTCACTGGCGTTCCGTTGGAGGTCCAAGTAAGCGTTCGGTTAAATGAAGCGCCCGCTTCGATTTCTAGGTTGTATGATCCGGCCATTTATTCAGCCTCCATTTCAGGATCAACAGAAGAATCCGTAGAAGGCTTTTCAGGCTCCACAGCTTCGACCTCTTCAGGCTCTTCCATCTCGCCAAGTCCGAGCGTCGCACGTGCTTCGTTGACGGTAAAGATTCCTGCGTTCACGCCTGCGGTGGCGATGTCCATCAGCGCCTTGCGGTCCACTGACAGCTCTTCAATCTGCGATGTGTCGAACCGCACACACAACGATTGATCAGGCTGCGAAGTCATCCCGTTGCAGGCGATCGGCAAAGTCTGGACCAGCCTGGTCAGCTCGCCGGCCACCAGATCCAAGAAAGGAATCACAGCATCGCGCCATGATGCCTTATTGGCCTCGACCAGGTTGCTGTATGTCTTGCCAGTGTCAGGCTGTTTCAGGCTCATGGGTGCCCATCCAAGGACACCACAGATTCGAGCGGTCGCAAGGTCCGCCATCTCGCTCACGGACAAATCTTTTGGTGAGAAGCCCGGCGATTTGATGTCCATCTCGCTGGTCCCGACGAATGGCCGGCCCACAGCTTTACCACTCACAGCTCGTGCCAGGTCGGCTTGGACCTGCGACAATTGAGCGTCACTGAGATTGCCCAGCGTTTTGAGGCTGACGATCAGCGATGGCACACCAGACCGACTGAGAACTGTGGTCTCATACTGGCCGATGATCTTGACCAGCGCCATTTCAGCAACAACAGAATCGAGCGTTGAGACGCCTCGGCTCTGAGCGTAGGTCGATCGGCCCTGGCGAAATGCGATCATCAAATCAGCGGGAACAGAGTAGTTGTACGATCTGCCCCAATCGCTTCCCATCACTGGATATTCAAGGACTTCGTTGATGCTTTCGCCCATGACTGGTCGCAGGACCCAAGGCGATGGGATCGGCATCAGTTCGGTCACAGCAGTGCCAGCCGTGTTCGTGATCACTTGGATGTAAGCGTTGCCGTTATCACACAGGCTACAGTAAAGATGCTCCAGAACGGTCGCATCTGATTCGCCGGGGCTTGGCCGTTGCCAGAGTGACTGCAAAGGGTGATAGACAGGCGTAAACCCTCCATCCTCATCCCATCGGCCCACCTGCATGATCGCCTTGGTAGCGTTGCGCTTCATGGCCTGTATCGCGGCCTGAACCACAGACACTTGGTTGTACGGACGAGCCAAGGTCATGTAATCGTTCGACAGGCCGGTCATCATGTCCACAGTCCATGACGTCGCGGCAATGTCAGCGGTGTTGGCAGTGACGCCTTCACGCACCGACTTTGTGAACCGGCTGCGGATGTTTTGGAATAGTGTTGGCATAGTTTTCAGGAGACGTATCGGAAAGGCTGGATTGGGCTTAGATAGTTGAACGCATCGGCAGCAGCATCAACCTGGTCGTCATGTTTGCCGGTCGGGAATGAGCACAGCTCGTCAATAAAGTCGCGGTTCCAATCGCCCTTTTCCAGCTCGATGGAACCAGATTCAAAAGCAGCGGCCATCGGCATTGCCCGCACTTCTTTGGATCCTGTGGGTCGTTTGCTGATGACGCCATAACCGATCAGGTTACGAGTGTCGTGCTGGACCTGGTCCACACCAGCGGAGCCGGGATCCTGTGCAAGATGAACGACCGTTTCGCGCCCGTCGGTCTCAGCGATCTGGCGTTGGATTGTGCGACGGGTAGCAGGTGACCATTGCCCCCGCGAAACGTGCTTGACCCTGTAAGTGTCGCCTGTCCTGCACATCCACACACCGGCAGTGTAGTCACCACCGCCGACCGTTGCGGCTGTGTCCCACGCTCGGCACGAGTTGGAGTTGTCTGGTATCGGTGATGGATCGACGATTTTGAACCATTCCGGTCGAAAGAAGCCGCCATCACGGGGCGTTGGTGTCTGTTGGTATAAAGCCGAAAAGGCATAAGAGCCGACGGTCTTTTTGATCCGGTCGAAGTCTTCTACGGAATACCGTTCTGGCCACAGCGCCTCACCGGGATGACGTCCGATCAGGTCATCTTCCTCGGCAATGGCTGGCAGGCTGACCACATCCCATTGCTCGCCACCTTCGTTGGCCTGTTCGAGCAACTGGCCAGCCAAGTCGAGAGAGTGCCATCTGGTCATAATCAGGACGATGGCAGCGTTCGGGTGAAGTCGTGTGTAGAGGTCGTTTTGATACCAGTCCATCACCCGAGCACGATAGGTGGGTGATTCGGCTTCAGCTCGACTCTTAACAGGGTCGTCAATAATGACCAGGTCGGCACCATAGCCAGTGACACCAGAGCCGACACCGACCGCATATAGCCCGCCGCCGTGTTCGCTTGACCACTGATTTTGCTTGTTTTGATCGTCGCTAAAGTTGAATCCAAACTCTTTTGCGATGCGTCGCGTTTGTCGCGAGAAAGTGCATGCCAGTGAGTGGTTATAAGCCCCAATAATTATCCGTAAACCTTGATCCACCAATAATCTATAAGCAGCATAGTGGATCGTGGCCAGCTCGCTCTTGCCGTGCCTGGGCGGGAGGAAGAGCATTAACCGTTTGACATCACCGGTCGTCACCCTGTCCAGCGAGCGGCGGCACTCCGCCAAGTGTTCTGGCGACCACTGGTGATCCGGCTTTGCGGCTTGTAGAAACCGGTTTAGCCCCTTTGGGATCAACTGCCTGTCGTGGTGGGGTGTCGCACTCATTGTCTATGGCCGCCCAGTCCACTTGGGGCTTGTCAGAGATTTCGATGCTGCTGGCAACCTTGCCATCACGGCGTTCAAGGTACTCTTTCAGGAACGCAAAGTTCCCGTCCAGAATGTTTTGAAGCCAGATCCGAGAAATGTCGCGTTCGCTTTTCTCTAAGCCAATCAATTCAATCAGGTCGTCAATCTGACGGCGACCACGGCTGTATCCGGCTGGGTTGCCAGACACGCCTTTTTTGAATTGTGTCTCTGGGTTCGGGAACTTGCCCATATCTCACCTTCTTATCCACTTGCTTGGAGGTGGGTCGACATCTCTCACTCAACGTCCCGAAGTCCCGGCGGCCTAGCGCCATGATTCCCCCGTCCAGGCTTGTCAATCACACCCTTCCGCCGCAGTCGCTGCATCAGAGCACGCTGCTTGATCGCAATGTTCCGAAACTTGGCCCAAAAGGCCATGAGTTCCGCTTGTTCTGTCATGGCTCGTTTGATCGCCTGATCCAGTTGTTTGCTGGCTCTGGTGCAGGATAAGCAAATCGCATAACGGTGCTGTTCAACCTTCCGCCCATCAACACAATGAGGACAGGGTTGATTCGGCGTACCTTCCGTCCAGCCAGAGGCGTCCACACCTATCAAAACAGGTTGTACGCCGTGGATAGAACGGATAAGTCGCCTTGTGATATTCTGGTCGATTTCCCCATCCGTGGGAGCGATCGAGTCTGAACCTAATGGTTCATTCATATCTTGACGATAATCACAGGAGGTGCCGACCGTCAATAGGGTGCTCAAGATTTTGTACCTCCAGCCTCTAATCTGGTAACAACCTCATCAAGAGTTTCATCGCGTGGCTTACCTTCTGCAAACTCGATGTACGCCTTGTACATCTTGTCGCTCTTCAACTCTGAGTAATCAAACTCAGCCGCCATCATGCGAAACGCCTTGTCCACAATCTGCAATCGGTTCCAAAGGCTCAGAGCAACCGCCTTACCTTCGCTGTCTGCGAGTGCTGCAATATCATCAAGATTGATCATCATAGTTTTCCCTGTCAAAAATGCCTTCGTATGGTGATACCTGTAAGCTCTTGGTGACCTCGTCAATCGCTTCAGTAATATGCTGAATACAGGCTGCTTTGGCTTTCTTCAGACAGTCAAATTCGTCAGCCCAAGAGCCTTCATTCAACTCATCCCAAGATAGTTCTTCTGGCGGTCTGTCTTTCAGACTTCCAGTGCTTGCAAAATAGTTAGTGTTGTCAAAAGACAGCTCAATATTCGCCCAATACTTGCCGTGGGATAGCGTCCAGCTTGTGCCATCGGTCGTGCACCATCTTTGCTCAATCATTGTGCTTGCCCTTTTTGATATCTTCGAACATTTTGTTTACTTTAAGTCGGTACTCTTTGAACTCTCGTTCAGCGTCCACCATTTCTACAATCACAGGCAGAACATCAGGCAAACAATAGTCGCTGGTACAATCGTTCTCTTGCAATTCCTGTGCTTGGCAAAGCCAGAATGCCTCCGCTGCTAAATCTGTCTCGGCTTCACCTTCTTTATTCCCGCGTCGAAATCTGTGTTCCATCGCACTCACAATGCAGTGATAAACTTCATGGCTCACTCGCGGTTTCAGCCAGGCACTCAGCTCATTGTTCGCAAAGTCGATAAACTCTCGGCCACTGGCCAACAGGTAGTAATCAGGACAGCTCATCAATCTTCCTCCTTCTGAATCTCAATGACCTTATAAGCATGTTTAGCCTTTCTGTTTTGATGGTATCCATTTAAATACCGATTCGGTTTTACTGGGATGCCGGTCACACTCCGTTGGCCTTTGGCACTGGCCATCAGTTCGGTGATTGCTGGATACCCATGATTGCTGGTGTTGCCATTTGAGCGATCATCTAAGATGGCGTTCGCGTGCATTCGCTCATATTCGGTGCCGATTCGCTTCAGCTCTAAAAGCTGATGCTGTGGCATGACTTCCATTTCAGTTCGTGAGAACCTGATCTCAGCTCGCTTGGATTTCATTTGGTTGCTCCACAGTTTCAACGATGACAAAAGCGGAATCCTCATCGCCCCAACATTTGCGAGCCTCTCCCGAAATCACCTGGCTGTCATCCTTCCAGAGCACACCCTTGAAAGCATCTTCCAGGCACCGCAACAGCTTTGTTCTATCCGGTTTCTGAGTGTGCCAGAATGGTGCTGTCGGCTTCATGATGGCCGAATTCTTGCCAGTCCGGAAATGTGCTTTAGGTCTCGCAAATGTAAACAGTACTTGCAGATTGATTGGCCCTGATGCACAGCCCCAGCCCGATTCCTTCACGGCTGCGGTCGCAGCTCGCTTGCACAGCGTTTGCCACTTGGCTTTTCCCTTGGCGGTATCAACCACAACAATCCTTCCGGTCTTGCTGTGCTGGAATGCTTTCTTTGAGCCTGATGGCGATGGCTTGCCAAAAACCGTGAAGGCTATTGCACTCATACCTTCCTCCACTTGGTGTCAATCCCTTGATCAGTCACCGTGTAATCGCCAAACAGATTCGGTGATTCAGCCTGCAACACTTTTAGGACTGCAATTGCCAGCCGCTGAATTTCAGCGTCCGCATGAATCGAGCCACGCAGTTCAAGGAAGTGCCTCCATGCTCTGGCGTTGCCAGTGACAAATATCTTGGTTTCAGTGCAGTTTGGGAGGACAGCGCGAGCGGCCTCGCGAGATTTCTTGCGTCGAAGTGTCGGGCTGTCAATGTCGGCAAAGTCGTTGTATTCCAGCGTTTCGCACAACGCCTCGTAATGTCCCTGCGCTCGGCCAATGGCCTGAGCCCAGATCGCTTCTGGCGTGCTTCCCGGCTTGATGCCTGGTGGTCGCACAAACGCACAGTCCGACTCGTCCACATATCGTTGACTTAGCTGTGAATAGCTCATGCCAGCACGATGCCGAACCAGCTCGTGCGTGAGTGATCTGGAGACGCCTGTGAAAATCATCGAGTAAACAGCATGTTCCAGAACTGAGCCGTGGCCCACATCCAAGATGTGGTCGATATAAGCCTTGTTCCCACCTGGTCGAGGCTTGGCAAAACTCATGTAGCACAATCGGCCAGCGATCTCAACGAGATGCTCGCTAGCATTATCGGTGTCGCTGTTCCAGTATTCGACGTTGTGGGCTTCAAGGAATTCAGCACAATCAAGGCTGTTGAGTTCCTGTTTGCCGACCAGGTAGACGGATGGAGCGTTGATGATGTTCATGATGGTTCGCCTTTAGGTAAGATCATTCCCGGTGATTGCAATAGATTAGGTTTCAGGTAATAAGGCACTCCGGCGTCTTTGCATTGCCGGACTACGTCCCATACCCACTCAAAATCAGCCGCCTTTTCAGGCACATAGCCCGATGGCTGTTGAGTAGCAGTCTGTGCACCAATCACCACCAGATTGCACCACGACAAATCGTTGAAAGTGATTTGCTCTAGCATTGGTTCAAGCGATATCCACTTGATACCCGTCGTCTCAAACGATTTCATTTCACGTTCTACTCTGGGAACGTCAGACTGTTGAATTACGGAGGCTCCAAACCAAGCCTTAGGCAATGATTCCAGCATTTTATAGCGGTTTGGCCATTTGGTCAGGAATAAATATTCCCAGCCGGGCGCTTCCATGCAAGCGTCGAATATCTTTTGAATCCATTCATCAGGAACCCACTTCCCAAACACATCAGCCATCGAACCGACAAAAACACGACCGTCAGCCGGATTGTTTGAGTCAACAGGTATTCGTGTGTTCTTCGGTGCTTCCAGCCTGTACTCATAAAAAGCTGGTTCAAACCCGAACGGGTAATTTGCCGCCATTTGCCCGTTATGGGTAATCGCCCTGGCGTAACAGAAGTTACAACCGTGCAAACAACCAGTGATCGGATTCCATGTCCAACTTGCCCACTCTACGTTTCCATTGGTCCGGTTAAAATGCGTCGCCTTTGGTTCCGGTACGTCTTTCCGCTTTCCATCCACAGTGATGACAGGGACCGTAGGAAAGTTTGATTTTGCGGGCTTAGCTGATTCTGCCGGTGGTGCTTGCTTGGCAATAGCTTGCTCCACTTTCTCAATAATGGCAACCGCTTCAGCCACCGACATCTTTCCCACTAAAACTGCTTCCTTCAGGTCTGGCGACTTATCCAGTACTTTGGCGTCAGATTCCCAATCGTTTACGGTTTTGCGAGATACGCCCATTTCACTGGCGTAACTGGTTTGGGACGGCGGGGGTGTGCTTGTAACCTTTGTTACATGCTGATTGTCTGCCTGAGTTCTCACTCCCCTCAAGTCCCGCAATTTGAGATAAAGTACCTTGCGTTCTTCGCTGCTCAAGTGCCGACGATGCAGGTTGAGTCGCATAACATAGCCGGGATAGTCGGCTGCGTAAAAGTCGCCAAGCGTTTGAAATCGCTCGGTAGCGCCTGTAGCAAACAGTGCCCGCAATCGGTTTCGGCCATCCAAAAGAAATCCATCGTGAGTGAGCACGACAGGCATTTCCAGCCCTTGATTCCCAATAGAATTGCAAAGGTCTTGAAACTCTTGCCCCGTGATTAATGGGAACAAGTCGGCGGCAGGATGAATTCCGTTTAGGTTGTAGGCTTTAACGCATTCATCAAGTGGAGGTTCGTCATACATTCTGAAACTCTTTTTTGGTCAGGAATAACTGGTCAACAATATTTCGGAACTTGCTGCTGTCTGCCACACGTTCGCCGATCCAACCGCCATCCACCTTCATTCCGTACTTCTCAAACGATTTGCGAAATGCGTCTTCTGTGTTTCTCATCCATTTTACAGGAGAGTTTACAAGGTACGCCCACTGCGAGGAATCGTTTTCGATGCGGATAATGTAGGCTGCGTGCCACGGTTTAAGCAAAAGCAACTGCGATTGTACGTGTTCGTACCACACAGCCCTTTTCTCTTTGGAAAGCATTTTCAATCCACCAACATTGCAACCAAGCGTAGAAAACACGGTTGTCAGGTCGGGGGCTAGATTCAAAGACTGCGGAAGAACCCAGTCGTTGATTGTATTTGGGTCGTTGACTACAAAAAGAATTGAAGTCTGGTCCCAAAAGACAGGCATCTCTTTTGCGTCACCATGCACGATATCCCGGTTGGGGAAATGGAATTTAAGAGACTGCGACGACACTGCGGATTTCTCGTAAAGTGCGAGCTTTGCGTGAATCCCTTTTGATTCAAGAAATTGAACCCCTTTGTCTAATATAGACGGACTCGTCAAGAGGCTGTGCCCTGATGGCACGCCGTCACCAGCAGTGCAGTCAATGGCCACAAACGTTCGCTTGGGAAAATACACAGAGTGTACGCCAACCGTCTTGCCAAACAACCAGCTTAAGGCGTCGTGTTTTCCCGGCGTCCTGTGAGAACTTCCGACCTTGGTTGAAACTTTCATGCTTTTATCCCTGCTTTTTGTTTCGCTTCCCAAACTTCCAGCCGATCCACATTAATTTCGCGGGGCGCTTCGATGCCCAGCTTGATTTTGTCGCCGCGAATTTCGACGACTGTGACGATGTGGCCGTCAATGATAATGGATTCATTTTTCTTCCGTGATAGCACTAGCATTGCTGTAACCTCCGTGATGCGTTGTTTGAATGCCGGGGGTTGGTCGCCCCCGGCGCGAGTGTGATTGGTCAACTCCCCCTGGCATCCTTGTGAGTTCGGCAGGCTGATTGCCCACGAACAAACTCGAATCAACCAACTAGGAGTCTGTCAGCAGGCTGGATTTAGCCCCTGACAAGTCGCGTGTAGGAATCGAACCTACCGAAAGCCCTATGGGAAAGGGCTATTGCCCAGCCGCGACAAATTGCCATCCGTGGCCACCATCACCGTCCATGAATCCCGTTTGAAAGCTGCTCAGGCACAAGCCCCGATCGTGTAGATCATGAGTATCACCACAGCTTTCACCGCATGCTGACCGGAGTCCAAGTCTCTCACAAACTCTTTCAGCGGCCTGACGGGACTGATTCGTCACAACACTCGTCCACTGCTGGGACTTTGGGCAAAACCACTCGGCTGGATGAGCCTCTGAAACCTCTGATGGCTCGGATCACGTCCAGGGCGAACCGCTCGACAATCGCCGATTCTTGGTCGTCCAGATATTCCCCTGGCGAAATGGTCAGGATCGGATTCGTCTGCTTTTTGAACCTGTCCATCTCGTCGTGAATGAACTCTAAATCTGTCTTCGTCATGATGTTCCTTAAAATCTCGAACTTGAAGGAGTGCCCGCCCAGGCGAAACGATTTTCCCAGTATTCGTCGCCTTCCCACCAATCTGGTGGCATCTTGCAATCGACTTCATCAATTACTTGCCACTCTGCCCAGTCAGGATTGTCGAGCCGAATGACTGCCTTCTTGGCGTCCCGAATGGCTCGCTCGCTTTTCAGGTCGCAAAGGTGTTCGGAATAGGTCTTGGCTGGAAAGGATTTCGCCAGAATCTCAGCCCCGACTTCGTCCGAACACTTGCGTTCTTTGGAATAGAGCCTTGCAAGCAAGGCCCCAATCTCTGGTGATGTCATCAGAATGGCACCCCATCAACTTCATCGTGTGGATCGAAGGCGTGACCACTTGCGCGAGTCTGGTCAAGATGTTGCTTCATTGACCGATCCGCATCGGTTTCCGTGACTCCACCACCTGGCCGAACTTGCATCCGGCCTCTCAGGTGTGGTGCGATCTCCACAGACTTGGGAAGATCTGAGAGAGGATTGAAACCTGTGGAGCCGCCAAACGATTCGCCATCGGCCAACTTCATAAAGGCGACTAGGTAAAGAGATACGCCAATATTTTTTGTCACTTTATAGGTGGCCGGTGTCACCAGCATCTGGCCAATACAGCCACCGTAAATTTCATTCCGGTTTGTGATCGGCCTGCCGTGCCTGTCAATCACCATGGGTGGCTTTGATTCGCCTGTGCTGGCCGATATCACCCAACAGCCTGATTCAGCATGGCCGGTCTTAAGGTTGCCATCCTTGTCAACCAACTTGTCACCATCTTTGATGGCACAGTTTGTGTGCGTTGTGAGCTTTCGGAATTGTTGGCCAAAAGCAATCTCAGAGATCCGTTGCATCTCGGCAATCAGCTCATCTGGCATCTCAGACTTTAAAAGCAAAATATTGGCCTGATAAAACAGCCTGTTTTGCTTGTACTCATTCGGCTTGGCCTCAAAGAGATTTGGGTAGCTCAGGATGCCTTGTGGCGTCCATGTCTTTTGTCCGTAAACGGATTCGGTCTTGGTTGCTGTGCTCATCTATCTGATCCTTTTCAATACTTTTGAAGACTGTTGAAAACTGTTGAAGACTTTTGAGTAACTCACCTGGGCCGAAGGGAGGTTCGGCCCAGGGTGCTGGAGAGTCACACCAATGAAGGTGCTCTGTGAGCTATCGCAGCTTTAGCAGTGCGGATAGCGTGTTCGACAAGGTGCTTGCGGACGGTAGGTAGCCCGTCCTCTTCAAGCCAGCTCAATTCAGACTCGATCCAGTCGAGCTTTTGGCCAGCTTCGGCAAGCGTGATAAATTTCAGGATCCATCGAGAGTCGTCGATGGTTTCCTGCGATCGCTCCAACCGTTGTGACATAACACGGTTGATCAGCTTTTGTTGCTCCCAAGTGCGTGCAACGATGTCACGCAGCTCGGATTTCACGCAGTCGGTGTCGGTGCTCATGACTTATCTCCCAGCAAGGCTTCTGCCGATTTCAATTCGTTTCCTAAAACACGATGATCTGTTGGGTGATCCAGCAAAAAATTTGTCATGTTGAGCGGTATGTAAGCCGCCCAAATGAGCGATTGAAGTTGAAGTTCCAGCAACTGCACACGGCAGGCGAGACGAGTGATGCTTTCGCCTCTGGTGTAGGAGTTGTGGTGCAACATGAATTCGGCCTTAGTCATCGGTCGTCCCCCATGGCCAGGCTACGAACCTTTGAGCATGAGATCATGGCTTGTGACAACAGAACTCTGGCTTCCTCAATCGTGGTCTGAGGACGGTCGAGTAGATTGTTGATGGCTTGCAGATCCTGATAGTTCAGGTCCAACCATCTGGCTCGGTTTTCTTCACGTGACTGACGATCAAGCCTAAACCGTTCGGAAAGTTCGTTGGCCATGCGCTCTTCCTCCACCTGGTGGTTGTCATAATCCCTCAGCCCGTCACGAAGACGGGTCTGATGGTCGGCAGATAGATCCTGATCAAGTAAGGTGTTCATTTCGGTGACTACTCCAGCAAAGAGTTGTTTGGGTAAATTCAGAACCAGCCACGGACAAGACGGATAACAAGACTAGCGTTGTCTTTTGTTAAATTCTTCAACCGGCGAGCCGTATCCACTCCCATGTAATCCCGGTCATTCAGGCTGAACCTGTTATGGGTCAGGTGCGACATCAAAGCAGCACGCTGATCAGAGTTGAGAAGTTGACGACCTTTAGGGGCTTGTGTTGCGATCATTTCGGTGACTCCTGGAAAGAGTTGGTTGAGACGTTTTCAAACCGCACTCGTAATATACGTATGAAACGGAAATACGTCAATTCTATTTTTTACGAAAAAACGGAAATCGTGATTTCCGTCTGTTTGTTTGGTAACTTATCGGTCTAAAACTTAGTCCCAAAGTTAGTCCCAACCTACTTAGTCCCAAACCATCTTGGGACCACTCCCAAACCACTCCCACAATTTGCCAAGTGCCTTATTTCCTTTAGTCCCAACTTAGTCCCAACTTAGTCCCACGCAACTTAGTCCCAGTGTTGGGGGGTATATATACCCCAACTTGGGAGTTGGGACTAACTATTGGGACTGACTTGGGTCAAAGTCGTAAAAAGTGCATTTTTTGCCAGATGGGAAGTGTTCTTCCCACTTTGCAAGCACAGAGTTTGCAACCATAAACTTTAGTGCTCTATCAATCGTGTTCTTGGCATGCCCTTGCTCTTGCAGTTCGTCCTGTATTTCGCCCCAAGCTGTTTTGCCACAGGACTTAATATGTGCTCTAATGGCGATTTCTGCGCCAGCTCGCCCCTTAATTTGTTTCTCGTCGCTGCTGTCTGATCCGGTCGTTGAATACTCCCAACCAGACTCGCCCTGTCGGCCTTGGATTGTCGGAAGTTCAAAACGATTCCAACGAGCCTTCACGGATTTGATCGTGATGTTCTGCTCGTCCATCTCGTCAGCTTCAAGACGAATCACGTTGTCGCATGTTCTGCCCATCGACCGGCCCCAGGTCTCGCCCTGGCTGTTCAGGTGGCCAACGAGCACGATAGGGATAGAAAACTCTCTCGCCAGTTCTCTCAATGGAGTTGCGATCTTGGCAACCTCTTGAGGATCTACCAGTGGTCTTGAGGAAGCGGCCATGAGCGTATCTATAACAACCATCCCAACCTTATACCGTCCACACCAGTGACGGATCATGGCCAACGTCTGCGGATCGTCGATATTTGTAAAGTTGTATGGGTCGTTCTCAGGTCCAGTGAATATGACGTTGGTAGAGGGTATCCCGAAAGCGACTGCTGTTGTTGCGATCTGGTCCCAGTGACTATCCGAAGCGACGAACAAAACTTTGCAGTCTGGATCCATCTCGGTTTTTGTGCCATCAGGCCAGTGCTGATCAAGTGACCAACGTTTGACCAGATCCAAAATCCATCGGGTCTTACCTGTACCTTCTTTACCCTCAACGAGATGTAAGCCACGATCCACAAACCATCCCACGTTCTTTTCAGTATCGCCCCAAAGCCATTTCCGTTCCTTCATCAAAGCTAAAATATGGTCAATATTGGCCGCATCCGGCAAACCTTCAAAGAACTCTGTCGGCAATGGCTCAGCCGATATCTGTGGCGGAGCTGCTCCGTTGGCCTTGGCGATCTGGATCAAACTCCCAAACCGGATTTGCTTATCGCCGTCAGTCCGTTTGAACGATCTCACCTTGACTCCACATTCGCCATCAACGTGCTTGTCATGACGTGCGGACCATTCCTCCCATAACTCCGCACCCTCTTCGCCAAACTTGTGACTTAGCGCCATGCCTACGGCCAACCATTTGTCATAGTCGGCAAGTTCAGTATCCAGATATCCTTTAGCAAGTACAGTTTTCGCCCATTCGTAATCACTGGAGACATTGCCGATGACTTTCGACGGTTCATCCTTTGCCTTCTCTGGTCGAGTGAGTGCACGCAAGATGGCTTGCTCTGCCGATTCAGGCAACGGGATTGGCTCCATAGGGATAGATATCCGTTTGCCTTCGCTTGGAGCGCAGGCAACTTGACTTCCTTTGTCCGCCAATCCCACAAAGATTTCGATTGAATCTCCTGACGGAAGATAAATCTTCAGTTTGCCTTCACGATTCCAAGCCTTCATGATCGAGTCTGTCACGACAAACCAGACGTGAGCGCCCCCCTCGGTTCTGGACACCATCGAACGTGGCCAGTCGTCGGACCCAAACAAAAGCTGTGCCGCCTCTTTCCATGCGGTCGGCAGTCGCCTTGTATCTTTGTCTAAAGTATCAACGTCAATCACCACATGCCCTACCGGCTTGCATCCAATCCCAACATTGACTCCGTTTTGAAGGTACCTGACCAGCCGGTCCTTCCATTCGTCAGTCGTGATGTTCTGCCAGGCTTCACCAGCACCAGCCATTGGACGCTTGATTTTGCCCTTCTTATCCTCGCCAATAACGAGAGGAAGCACGCCAATAGATACGAGCGCCTCAAACGCTGCAAACAGGTCGTTGCGAGCGCAGGCGTCAAAGTAATCGGGCCACGACATGGATTCAGCCTTTCTCTAATTTTGAGAGAGCCTGAATCGCTTCTCGCTCTTCTTTTTCGTAAGGATCAACAAACCGTGGGCCAGGCTCATCGAGCTGGCCACGGACGATGCCAAGGGGCAGTTCCCAAGTGAGTTTATTTAAGACAAACTGCATGGACTCATGTTGCGTTTTCAGCACAGCTATGACTCCTTATGAATTCCCGTAAGGCAGAGATCATGCACTCTCGCATGGTCATGTCGTTTTTGGCACAGTAAACCCGCATGTCTCGCTTTAAATCCATTGGCAGGCGTACTTCAGTGCGATTCTTGCTATCCGTTGTCTTACTCAACTTCAGTCCCTCAATAGAGAACATCCCGAAAACCGTGACAGATCAACAACCGTAATATACGTATATCCGTTTCGGTAGTCAAACCGAAAAAACGCATTACGCTGAATCGTATTTGACGGTTAGTCGTAACTCTCGTATAATCTTACGAATGGAAAGGAGGAGACATGAGCAAAACAGAAGCGTTGACAGCTCGGCTGGATTTAAAGGTTGCCCCTCAAATCTTGGCAGACCTTGACATTGAGATTTCGAGATTGCGACTGACCAAGCAAATGTTTGGAAACCGCAGGCCCCGACACGCAGCTTTAGTGATGGTCGCCATCAAGCAATTTATGACGCTCGCACCAGAGCTGCGCGACGCCGCATATGATCGCTGGTTTGGAGAACTGTCAGGCGAAACACCTGCAACGGTTGTCTTAAACACTGCATCCGTCAACTAAGCCGCAATCGAAAGAAGGTAACTATATGAGAGTTGCTAATGCCAAGATAACCTCAGAACAACGCAAGATCGGATTTGCTGCACCAGAGCAAATTCATGGTGCATTGAAACAGGTTGTTGGCTGGGCAGAGATGTCTGAGCTAAAGCCATCAGGAATGACGTTCACCGAACGCGAATTCCTTCAGGGGCTTATCGCAGGTTTCTGGGCCAAAGGTAAAGAAACTTGGGCAGAAGAGATTGAAAATAACTCTGCTGCTCTTAGAACTTTCGTAAAGCCTGCGTCATGACTAAGCTAACGAATAAGTGGAGAGTCTCGGCCCGCGTGACACCGGAACTGAACCGATCTCTAAACGATCTCGTTGATTGGCTTAAGGAATCGGAAACGTTCAAGGTACGTGGTCGGTCAGCTCGTCGCGAACACGTCATTCAACTGGCTTTGCTTGACATCATCAGTCAGGACAAAGCTGAAGCGGCCAAACGGCTTGCTTCGCACGTCAAGGAACTTGAAGCTCAGTGCGACTGACTTCGATAACTCCGTAATTCAGTCATCGCAAACCCTTGCAGAACCCTTTCCGGCGTCTTTCTAATCCGTCGGTCACAGGTTCGAATCCTGTCGGGCGTACTATCTTAGTTTACGCGACAGAAAGTTTTAACATCTATTTGACAAGGAACTTGCATGGTATATAAGTATTTCTCCATCCTCTTCTTCGCTTCTAAAATTCAACAAATTGCCTGGAATACCTCCGTAAATGTACGGATTTATCATAGATACCTTCGACATGGGACGTAAGAAATCTCTTGTCCCAACTCATTGTCATCACAAAGGTTCTGGCCGTTCCTACATCACTTGGAACGGTACGGAAATATATACGGGTTTATCGGGAAGCATCGAGGCAGCGGAGTCCTATGCCAAGATGCTCTCGAATATCATGGCTTATGGTGAGCCATGTCCCAAGGTGGAAGTTCAAGTCAGACTCAGTGTTGCGACAATCGCTACAAAATACCTAGAGCACGTAAAAAGAGAAAAGCCCCCAGACTCTGATGAGGATAAAGCGGTTGGTCGAGTCGTCAAAGATTTGGAACGGTTTGACTATCCGGCGGAAAAGTTTTCGCCTGGTCGTTTGACTGAGCTGATCCAGATGTGGGTGGATAAACGATTGGCTTTGACGACCATCAACAAAAAACACAACTATCTTTTGAACATCTTCCGTTGGGCGGCTCAGATGGATCTGGTGACACCCACCGTCTGGTCAGCCCTGTTGACTGTCAGGAAGATCAAGCCTGGTCGATCTTCGGCCAAACAACCAAAGAAGGTCAAGCCAGTTGCGTGTGAGGTGGTCGAGTCGATTCTGGATCACTGTCAGCCACGGATTGCCGCTGTGCTTAGGATGCAACTTTATACAGGCATGAGGTGTGGTGAGGTGCTCAGGATGACGATGGCCGAAATCAATGAGAACATTTATTCGCCATACAAACATAAAAACAGGTGGAGGAACAAGGATAGGACCGTTCATCTGGGTCCACGGGCGATGGCTCTGATAAACGAGTGGAAGACGGATGATCCTCACAAACGACTCTTTACCGATATGACGAGCGACTACTATGGCAGGTGGGTCAAGATCGCTTGCAAGCGTGCCAAGGTTCCACACTTTACCAGCCACCAGATTCGGCACTACCACGCGACCATGGTCAGAGCCAAGTTTGGTTTGGACGCAGCTCAGGCGGCGCTAGGCCACAGTTCAGCCAGAACCACAGAAATCTATGCAGAAGTCTCGACCACATTGGGCAAAATGGTATCGGAGGATGTCGGATGATCGTTAACCTACGCAACATAATTCAAGGGGGGGGGGGGGGGGTAGTTTAGGTAAGTGTTAAAAATGAGTACACCTTTTTCAATGTGTCAGAGGTTTGTTAAAGTTTTGCCTCATCAATCAGCCTCCGAATCTGTTCGGCTTCAGAGATACCGTTTCTCGCAGCCATGTGCGCCAGCTTGATACGTTGCTCTGAGCTGATCGAGATTGTGAACCTGGACGCACGCCCTGGCGCATGCGATAGCTTGGCCGTCTTCGTCGGCGGTTTGACCTCACGGGTCTTTGGCCGTCCGGCTCGTTTGGGTCCGTCCATGAGTCTGATTCGCCAGGTTGCTGGGCCAATGTGATGCTGGCCCCGAAAAACGATAGTGTGACTGTCCAAGATGCCATGTGTTTGGCCTCCATGCAAGTGACAAGTGATTCCGCCTAACCTAATTATCGACTTGTGACATCACATACTTCATATTTTATGTTAACTATGGAACAAATTTTCAGGTCTGATATAATTTAATCTCACAACACTGGCGAAGGCCAGAGCGGGATTGTTGGCGGGTATGTTCGCCCTCCAGTAATCAGCAAACAAGGGGGGCGCCCGGACAGCTCTGGACACGCTTTTTCAGTTGATCTTTGATGGCCCGTGGTTTACGAGGTATGTAGGTTGCGGGCTAATTTATTTGTTTATTCAACCGTCACGTAGGTGTTTGCTGAATCCGTTGATCCGTCAGCGTGATTGACAATACATGTCACTGTATAAATTCCCACACTGGCCCAAGTGTGGTTGATGGATGTTCCCAGCGTGACAGAGTCAGACGATCCGTCACCCCACGAAATCGCGGCACTACTGATTCCGGTAGTCTTTCGTGTGCTGAATGCGACCGCTGTAAAAGCAACCCCAGCAGATCCAATGGCGGTGAGTTGGATACCACATGTTGGCAGGATTGATGGGATGCGTGATCCAAACGGAAGGCAAAGCATGTTTCCTTCGTTGGCGTATTCTGCGGCCCCGGTCTCTTCCGTTGGGACGACTGGGTCGCCTGAGCCGGGGTATCCTCCACCACCACCACTGGAGGTAGCACGCTTCCAAGGGATCTGTTCCGTAAAAGTAATATAGCCTGATGTGGATCCTGTCGAGACCTGATCAAACTTCAGGAACTTTGAACCGATGAGCGATCCGCTGGAAAAGAATTCGATATGCGCATACTGCCAGTTGTTGGACGCCTGAGTGAATGAAAATGAAATTCCAATGGAATCGGCAAAACTGGCATCAACATTGAAAAGCGGATCTGGCGGTTCGTGCATGGTCTCAAATACGCCAGCCTGACTGTAAGCCACTTCGTCAGCCACTGGCAAATCATAAGTGCCTTTCACGACTCTGTGAGGGTCTGGGAGGCTCCATGCGTTGGGTGATGGTGGCGTTGCCCGTTTGTACCAGATGCTGGCTTTTGCCTGAATATTGTATCGGTCCATGCGACCAGGGTAATTGTCACACCACTGCTGCAAGAACCAGTGATGATAACCAGCCAATTGCAATGTTGAACCGTAAGTGGTTACGCCAGTGGTCGGATCAGTTGAGTACAAATATGTACCTTGGATCGGCTCGTCTGGCCAAGGTGCAAAACCTGCGGCAACCACCCATTCAATATTTCCACCCCAACGATATTGGCGAGATACGGAATTCTTAAATATGTGGTCGCCGAAATGGGCATGCCAACCGTTGGTTCTAATTCGGATACCACGTTGGCCATCAATAATCAAAAGCGTATCTGAGCCTGGCGTAATTTTGACCTTGTTCCCCGCAGGAATCAAAGATCCCAGATTACTCCAGTTTTGAATCGTTGGAGTTTTCCCGCTCAGTTCAATTGTGCATTTACTCAGCAATTCCATTTTCATTGTGTGATAGATCTTGTGTTCGGTGCTATCACCGTGTGGGCCATACAAATAACTCATCCTGATTGGGCCGGCATAGCGATCAAAATTGATCGTCCCTGGCGGACTGCCCACAGGCGTGTAACCGTTGGAAACAAAGTAGTGACCACCAAATTCAGTAAGGCCCATGAACAGGTGCTCGACACCGTAAAATTTGTAACTTGTGCTTGTTGTCGGGTTCGCATATCCGGCGGGCTTATTGGCCCACCACATGACAAAATCTTTCCAATCGGTTCGACCGTAGACAACGTCCATTTCGTCGTTGGCTGTGGCGTTAATGTCTAATTCGGAAGTTGACGCACTGGCTTGGAAATACCAACCAGAATATCCACGAACCTGATAGGTATTGCCGTCATCGCCTTTCAGGATGGCTACACGCCAGTCTTGAATATGCTTTAACGGTGTTTTGTCAGGCACAGAAGGATTGATGTAATAATTTCCGTATGCGTCCACCTGATCAAGATAAACAAACTCCATCAATCCACCAAAACCGAATAAGCTGACTGGCCAACCGGGGTCCGTGGGAGCGGTGCAAGAATTCGCTCTCAAAAAAAAAGCGGTTGGCCGGTGGATTGATCTCGCTTGGCACGATAAACCCATCCAAGCGTGGCGTCTTGATTGTTCATCTCAAATGCAGGGTCGTAACCTGGTCCACCGCTTTGGGTGCTGTTTTGATAGCTGCCATCACTGGCACGGGTGACCTGCGTCCATGTGTATTGGCTCACACCGTTGACAACGGTTTTGCCCGTGACCTTGATCAGGAATTCGCCATCGCTGATTTGTTGAATCGTCAGTCCGTTTGGTGTGACGCAAGCCCGCATTCCAGTGACATTCAGTGATTTGCGTTTCATGTTTATGTGGTCGGCGGTGCCGATCCTCCTGTGACGATGGCCATCTGTGCGGTCGTAGGGATGCCCACTAGCGTGAAATCAAATGCAACTTTGATTACGTCGTTAACGTCTGCACTGATTTTGGCGCTAGAGAAATAGCCGAAACCAGCGTAGTAAACTGACCCGATCAGGACTTTGAAATAGTACCGGCTGGACATGAACGAAGTGGTTACGCCTGAGACAGTCGGCACCACGGAGGAAGGCTGTATGTATCCTTCCACAGAGCCTGAAATGGTGGTGCATTCGCTCCAGCCATCAGTGAATCCGTTGAACGCTGTCGTTGGTGCGGTTGCGACTGGCGTGTTTTGCTCGATTGAAATGGTGCCGTTCAAGATGCTGGTGAGTGTCGTTGGGATTGTCCCGTTGGCGGGGTCAAGTGCGTACCCAAACCACTGATAAGAAACACGCTGCCCGGCAAGGTTGCGAAGTCCTGCGCCGGTGAATACGGTTGTTGTGTAGACTATCGCTGGCATCGCGTCCTCCTGTCAAGTGTAAGGCCAAACGGCTGGGGTCGCCTGTGCCGCTGTCGGGTCAAAGCCGTAATAAAACAGGGTTGCAACTGAGGATGTCCAGAAGTCAGCGTACTGATAGACCCGATTTAAATACGAGTCGTATTTATTTGTCAGCGTCAGGTTAGGGTACAAGCCAGCCGGTTGGCCGGGCGCGTAAGAACCGTTGCTGGTCAAGGTGGGTGGCCTGAATGTGGCCCATCCGTAGCTTGTTTGCTTCCATGTCACGTTCGAGCTGGTGCTGGAAATGGCTGATGGTGTGATCGGTATAAGATTCCAGTCTCGATCTTTAGCGGTAAAATGGTGAGTGATCTTGTAGCCCATAATTCCTAGTGGAGAGATGGCCGATTCAACGTCCGAACCTTCGTAAAGCAGTGATCCCGCTGGCCATTGAACAGTGTCGTGCAAATTGATTTTTCCACGCAATGACCGCATTAATGAGAGATTCACGCGATCTGATGCAACCCACGGATATTCAATTGTTATTGAGTCCTTTGGCTCAATTAATGTCTGCCCTTTTGAGAGCGGGTAAAGTTGCAGATACGACCACGTGGCATTGGCCCACGTTGTGGTGTTGGAGGGCGTGCAGGCTGTAATCACGTCGATGCCGATCTTGCCGGGCGTGTCGAGTGGATATGTGGAATTGCTTATATTTCCGCTCTGGTAACGGGTGTCTTGGATTGTGTAGCCAGTCCGGTCGGCGCCCATCTCCTGAAATTCACCGGTCCCGTTCACCGAAACGTAGGCACAATTGATGCCAAAACAATTCACTGGTTTCAGCATCCATTCGACATCAACAATACAATTTCCCGCGTTCTGAATAATGTTTTGAGCGGTTGCGTTTGAGGCCCATAAACCATCGTTGGAGTTGCCTGTCAAGGTGTCCATCGAGTAGCCGTTGAAATCGTTAAGCGGTTTGATCGTCATGCGCTGGGCGGTTAAACCAGCGACTAGAGAATGCTCAATCTGCTCTTTATAAGCATAAGCTGGCGAAGGTGTCCCGATGGTCGCATTTGCTGCGGCCAAGAAACGTCCTGCTGGGTCGATCAGGTTGCGTGCCTGTGTCAGCGTCAACGTGCTGTAAGGGGCACGCCAGCGGCCTGAATAGGTCAGCGTGTTGGCTTCGCCTGAATATCCAAAGCCGTCGGTATGCGGAATCCAGCCTTCAAATATCATCATAGGATGCTGCCTCCATTTTTAGTTGTTGCGAGTGTAGCTTTATTTGTCACCGGTGCGGAGCCGGTGTCCTTGGGTGCGGTGTTGGTTGCAATTTGTTGCAGAACGCCCAATTGTTTATCAGGCTTTTGAGCGAACACACCGGACAACAGCGAGTTGAAAGCGGAGGAACTGGCTTTCATACTAGTTGCGGCGGGTGCGTCCAGGCCGAGGGCACCAGCACCACTCAAAGACGGCGTGGATGCTGTGAATTTGTTTTTCAAGTCGCCGACCTGAGCATCAAACGATGCCTTGGATGCCGCAATGCGTTCTTTTGCAGCTGCGCTATCTTCCTGAATGAGTTGCTTGGCACCACCCATGTCTTGCTTTGCGATCAGCCCGAGACTCAATTTGCTTGCGACAGCGGTTAATGTCTCCCAGATGGATAGCAAAGTGAGTGCAATTCCATTTGTGATTAGCTTCCAAGTGTCGGCAGGATTAGCCAGGAACGCGGCCACCTGTGCAGCGTAACCTGAGACGGTGGTGAGCGCATTTGTCAGAGCGTTTACGATCGGTCCGATAAGTGCGTCGGCGGCCAATGCGATATAGGAGAACGCGGTGTAGATATTCTCGCCCAGCTTTTTAAATGCCCCACCTTCGGCCACCTTCATAATCGTGTCCATGAATCGGCCACGGAAATATTGAAATGCCTGGCCAACGATTAGCAAATCTTGTCCAACGCGGGTCGATGCGGCGGTGGTCTTGGTGTCGGATGCCCGGCCAAGATTGGCGAAACCGTATTTCGTCCGGTCAAAATCGCCTTCAGATCGCTTGGTTTTGGCCATGAACTTACTGATGACATATTCTGAACGGGTTTTGCCGCTGGCTTGCTGGTCCTCTGCGCTCGCGTCCACACCATACTTGCGAAGGATCTGGAATTCACCGGCCATCGCGGACGCTAGATTTTCACGGATCATCTTCGGGTCGGCATTATCCTGGGATGCCAGATCACCTACCCTGACTTCAAGCTGTTCGGCAAGGTTCTGGGCCATTTGTTTGCCGACGCCCTGGTTGGTCAGTTGATTGACGCTGGCCAGATAGCTTTCAAGGATTTCCGCCTGCGAGCCAAGTCCCTTCGATTCAAGTGCGGCGGAGAACTTTTTCGCCTGGTCTGCGGAATTTCCCAGCAGAACGTCTGTCTTGGAGAGTGTTTCGTTGAGGGTGCTGGCGTTGGTGATACTGGCCCCAATGTTGCCTGTGATTGCGGAGAACGCACCTCCGATCCCTTTTGCCAGCAGGTTGCCCAAGGCGAATGCTCCGACCGTCTTGGCGAATCCTCCGACAGCGCCGAGTGCTTTGGATAAGCCGTTTGTCAGTCCGGCAAGGTTCGTGCCGATCTTGACATAGAGATTACCAACCTCAGTTCCGGCCATGTTCCAAAGCCTCCAGAAACGGAGCAGTCAGCTCCATGATTGTTTGGGGTTGCAATAGCCCCGGTGGATCCGATTCCGCCGTCACCAGAGCGACGGCCTGAATCGGTGTCAAGTCTAAAACATCTCGATACGACAGGTGGCATTCCACGACTAGGTGGCGAATCAATTTATGCCAGTTTACAGGGTCGCTTGATCCGCCATTGTGGGGGAGTGGTCACCCGGTCGTTTTCCGGTCCAAGCGTAGGTCGCAAGATCAGCGAACCGCATAGGATCCATCACATCAACGATCGCAGCCGCCTGTGCGGATGTTGTGTCCGGTTGAAACCGTCGCATCATCTCCGCAACCACGGCGACCTGTAGATCAATCGACCGCAGGATAAGCGCCACACCGTCCTCGCTATCGATTGCCGGTGGAAAGTAGGCTCGCTGCCTGATGGCCACTTTGAAGATCTCAGCGACCACGGCAGGAGCTTGACCACGGCTGGCGATGTTGGCCAGATCCATCGGGTCGTCGGCCACCTTGCGGACAGTGGCCTGAATCCGTGACCGACCGCCAATCGTGAGCGGAGACAACTTAAATATTGCCCCGCCGGATTCGACTTCAATAAAGTCGTCACCAAGTTCATTCAGGTGAAAAACTGCAGGCATATTCGGTCCTTAATTGGAGACGAGTGTGGCGTTTTCGGTAGTTAGATCGCCGTGATTTTGTAAGCTGAAATCCATATTGAGAATGTCGTTTGGATCGAGCGAAGTGGAAAACTTTGTGACCATGAATGTTCCCACTATAGACAGGCTTCCGGCGGACACGTTCGCTGTGAGGTAGTCGCCGCGTCTAAAATTCCATGTGGTGCCGTTCGAGAACGGCGCTGTAAGGTTTGCCTGGCTGACATAGCAGGAAAGCTCCATGGTGGTTTTGGAGTTGCCATAGGCCACCAATGTGCCGTTCTGGTTTGTGGGCGCCTCAGCAACTTCGATTTCACCGTCAAGCGAGCCAGATTTAATCACCAGTGGAATGGCAGTCGCGTTGGCGGTTGCTACAAGTGATTGTGTGATTGGGGTAACGATCACGGTTCCATTACGGAATGTCTGCGGATTGCCTTTTGGCATGGCTTAAAGCCCTTTCAGATTCAGGAGGGAGTAACGAGGAAGTCAATACTGAATTCAAACGCCCAGATGTTGGCCTGTCCGGTTGAAAACGGGGTCGCGTATTGTTCGGGCTGGATTGTCAGGTTGATAAAGCCAGCACAGGTAAAATTGTTCATCATGGTAATGGATTCGAAACCGTTCTCATATGATTCGACTGCGTCTATTCCGAGCACCGTGAATCTGTATTTGTGGGTGTCGAAAAAGAAAGGCTTGTTTGCATGGTCACGGGCGAACCCGGTCGGCTCCATGATCGCAATCGGTGGCAAGTATTCGGCTGGTGCGTATTCGAGCCACAAATGCGGCAAGGTGCCACGGTTTGCGGTCCAGTAGTCGATGATGGCTTGCGGCAGATTCAAACAGGAACCTCCAGTGCTGGGGCTCGCCTGACCACTTCGAGTTCCGTGTGATGGTCAAGCATGGCTGGGAGTCTGACAGATGCAATTTGGGCTGTAAATGTGATGCCGATTCCGGTCGTGACCTTGATCCAGTAACTCTCCTCAATTGGCTGAGCTTGGACGCCTGGGAGATAGACAGTGTATCGGCCTGAAGTCTGTTCAAAGCTGCCGCCGGCCACGGAGCGTGTGGTGCTTTTCTGGTCCACCCGGCACCGTGTTGACACCACGGCTACGAGCGTCTGCGTCACTTGCCCAAGCGAGCCTTTGGCGTTCACTTCCCGGTAGATTGTGGCTGTTGCGTTAAGCAGTCGCTCCGGAAAATTCATTTCTTGCCTGCTTTAACGATAGCCGTCTGAATGAGTACCTGTATTTCGCCCAGGCAGGAGATGAATGCGGGCCGCATGTACGGTCGGGGAGCGAGGTTGACCATCCCTTTGCCGCCGAGTTCTTGAATTCTTGCGTAAATTAGTCCGTAACGTGGCCCAACCTTAGCAGACATTCCGCCGCGAGCCGTTTCGATGGAGATCTGTTGCAGCGTCCCACTCTGTTTGTGTGGCGGCGTTCCCGGTTCCGAGGCAGTCACCCAACGGTTTACGGGCGAATCGTACCAGTAGATTCGGTTGACACCACCGGCGGACCCGCCAAACTTCATGGTCTTTTTCTTGCCCTTGACCGTTTTCAGGCCGTCGATCTTGCCAAGCCCGTCTTGATAAATCTTGTCGTTCTTTTCGGTCGCCGTCATGCCCTTGAAAGCCTTGCCGGTCTGCTTATTCAAATCTCTGGTGGCCGCTTTTCCTGTCACGTTCAGCAATTTGACAGCCGCGTTTCGCACCTTGCCAGCGGAGGTTCGAATAGCTTGCGACATTTCTTTCTGTAGGCGTGCCTCGTATTGTGGGCCTCGCCAGTGCAATTTAAATGAAGTGTTAATCATCCCATCACCACCACTCTGTAAGGCTGCAATAGCTGTGTCACAAGTGCTGGTAGCACGCTTCCGGCGTTTAAGACTTGATACATTGCGGAGTAGTCACCGATGCGTTCCATCTGGATCGGCGCCGGATTCTGACCATTGTTTTTCAGGTGTACCGCAGTTAGTGCAATCGCCAATTTGACATCGGCAGTGAGGTCAGCAGGCAGAAAAGTGCGGGCACAATACTGGTCGATCAATGACGATGCTGCTGACAGGTAGGCCACGGCAGAGGCAGCGTTCCAGGTGCCGATGACATCGGTGTAGGTTGTTGCTTCAGATTGCGATATATATGCGGCCATTGTTTTACCTCAAGTTAAAATGAGACCCGGCGGGCAGGGAGGACCCGCCGGGCTGACCAACAAAACCAAACTCAGGAAACGGCTTCTTTGAGGCTGGCGAATGCGCTGGCATCTCGAACAGCACCGCCGATGCGGTACTTGTAATTCAGCCGGATGAGGTTATCACCTTGCTTCGACATGTCATCAATGATGACGGTGAAGCCTTGGCGAACGAGCAAGTAATACTCTTGGAAATCACCAATCAGGATCGAGCGGGCATTGGCTGCGCCAGAAGCTGGCATGTACTCAACGTAGCTCACCGGAATACCGAACATTTGATAGCTCGGCGAATTAGAGAATGTGCCTTGCTGAAAAGCTGAAAGCAAAGGAAGACCTTGGGAGTCCTTGACCTTATACAGCTTGCCATGCGTTGCACGGTTCATCACCCATGAAAGGTTGCTGGCGTAGCTCTCCTTGAACGAGAAGAACAGGTCAGCCATGTTGTCATAAACCTTGGCATTGTCAGTGCCGAGGCTTGCCGATGTGCCTGAAAGCTGGGTGCCGATTCCGGTGTTGGCCAGAATGGCTTCCAGTGAGTCAGAAAGCGTGGTCGCCGAAAAGACTTCCTTATCAATTCGGTTGGCGAACAATTTGCTCGACTCTTGTTGCAGGTAGCTGGACATTCCCGGCGCATCTTGGAAGAAGTCAGCCGAAATGTCTTGGACCATCGTACCAGTCTTGGCGGTGATGGTGAGCTGCGAGAACGGACCGGTGTCGATCGCCGTGGCTGTTGGGCTTTCGCCCTTTGTTGGACGGTTGTTGGTGCCGATAGTACCGACGCGGCCACTGTCCGTGTTGGTGTCGGTATTCTTTGGGAACGTGACGCTGGATACGTTGGTCGTGATCACTCGACAGAGTTGCAATGCCTTCGGTGTGACCGAGCGTTGCGTGATCACATCAAAACGGAAGTCTGGGGCGACAGCATTGGAACCGTTTGTGGACGATGCCAAAGTCATCGCCTTGCTGAACGGAATAAAGAATTCATTCCAACCAAGGTTCCTGTCACCACCTTTACCGTATCTTTCGAGCATGTCGCGGTGATTGCGACTCGTCACCCGATCGACGTTCCCACGGGCTTCCAGAAGCCCTTCAAACGCCTTGCTATAATCACGAGAGGAAACCGCTTCAGCGTCTGTCAGGCTGGCAAGGTCGCCACCGTCAATCACCTGACCACTGCGACGGTCGATTGTGGCCGCCTTGTAGGTTGGCTGTGGGCGCTGTGGCTTGGCCGACAGGCTTTCGATCATGGCGTTGGCGTTTTCAACAGCCTTCACCAGATAATATTCTTTATCACAGGCTTCAAGCCGATCGTTGGCGGCTTGCAGGTCGGCAGACTTCTCGGCCCGAACATCGTCGGGAGCGGCCAGGATTTCGTCACGCAATGCAATCACGCTGGAAGCGAGTGCGATGCGGTCTTCGGCAATGGATGCCGCAGAGCGGATTTCGTTTGCAATACTCATCTTAAGAACCTTTCGTTTACCGCTTGGCGGCGGTCAATATCGAATCAGCCAATTCCGCCTGGCGAAACAATTTCGTCAGGTGCTTGGCATCCACCACCGGGGTCGGTGTCTCATCGTCGGATAGCGATTTCACGCTGATAATCGAAGCGTCAGCGTTGGCCGGGATTGGCACCACTGAGACTTCGATAATCTCCGATACTTCTTTGATCAGGTTTGCACCCTTTTCGGCGAGCCTGATTTGACTTGCGTTTGGCTTGTATCCGTACCGGTCCCATAGGTCTGAGACCTGCTTTTTGCTCAATCGTTCTGGCTGTCTCGCCAGAAATGAAATCGACATCTTGCGAACCGCTTTTTCGCGGAGCAGAGTCCGGATATCCTGACCGGCTTTTGTGGCGGAAAATGTGACATCCACTTTCAAACCGGATCGGTCTTCGGTCGCATCATTCAACGTGCCAATCACGGCTGATGTCTTGTTTTCGTGGTCAGACAGGACCAAACCACCTGAGTCCATAAAGTCTTGAATGGACTTCTGAAACGCACCAGGCAAAATGATATCGCCTTGGCGGTCGATGTTGAGGAAGCGGGCAGCATAGCCCACAAAGCCGCCTGTATCGCTTTTTGTGATGCCGGAATCAGTCGATTTAGTGATCATTGTCAGCCTCCAATATCCGGCCCGTTTTTGTGAATGATTTCGCGTTCCCAACTGCAACCGATTGATATCCAGCCTCTTCAGCCGCTGCGAAGTCGATGTCTGAAGGCTGTAGGTATCCGTTCTCGCCAGGCCTGACAGGTGGCTTCAGATTCTTGGGCATCTCATCTTCAAAGACTTCCAAGAGCGAACACCGGCAACCAGGGTGGAATGGTGGAAATTTAAGGTCTTTGTATGTCTTATTCTTACCGTTCGTGCCAAAAGTGCCGCCCTTGGGAATGACCGGACATAGCCTAAAGATCATTTGGCACATCGGGCAGGCATCACCGGACAGGAGCAGTTCCCAACCGGCGATAAAGTCCAGCCCCTCAGCAGCACTTGTCAGGCCGGTGTTATAGGCTCGTGCTGATTCAGTGATTGCAATGCGCCGTGCTCGCCATCGAGCGTTGTCCTTGATCCATGTGCTGATTCGGTTGGTCAATTCGCCAGCCGTTTCACCCGCCTCAATGGATGCTGCGATATCAGCCCGCATGCCTTCCAAAGTGCGAAGTGTATCGCTGGTGAATTGGTCGATCGTCTCCTGACAGAGGTCCAGCGTGGCATTGCGTGCGGCCTCAATCACTTCTGGAGCACGGACCAACCATTGATCGGCATCTTGTTGGCCAAGTGACACCAGAAAGGACCGGCCTGATTCGTCGATCCATGCTTCGATTACTGGGATAAATTGACCAGCCATATCAAGTGGAGCCGTGAATGGATCGGCTTCCTTTTTTCGGTCGTAAATCGCCAGCCACGGTTTTGCCACGTTGTTGCCCAGCTCCGTGAGGATCCGGCGGGCAATACGCTCCAATTCCGTGCCGGTTGGCATGGCATTGAGCCTGCTCTTAGGTGTTTTGCGTTTCAATGTGCGATTTATGCAAGCACTGGAGGTAAGTTATTCGGATCGGCTACAGTCGCGCTAACGCAGTAAGCATCCCAGCTGGTTCCGGCCACATTACGATCTATGATCCAGCAGTAGCCATTCCAGCCCCAGCGGGTTCCCCACGAGTTTTGCATTAGGATCGCCCATTTGCCGTTGGGCATTCGCTTCATTCCCATGCCACCTGTGACAGCATGGTTGTGGGAGCCAGCTCGGTTGCCTGGGACTCCATCTTTGTCGAGGACGTTAAAGTTGGCGTTGACCGGGACAGAAAAGTTAAATGGCATTCGGAGCTGTGCGGCAATACATAAATCGTTGAAAGTGTTGAGTCTGTATCCGATCTCAACTTTGAACCGCTTGGCGTCATCTCTGGCCGACTGAGAAATTCGTGAAGGGTTAATTGTCGCATACGGAACCAGTGGCTCAGAGCAAGTCCCTTTGTTTTCAAGGTAGACCAGAGCTTCCGCAATATTCGATCCAACGTCCCAACCATTGCATAGATCAGCATAGACGAGCCAAGGACTGAGAGCGACATAAGCAGCGCCAGAAACGTACCGAGCGATTTCCAGACTGCTTGCCGCTGCATGGCCATTGCAAGCCCCTTTGCCGTTCTGGTCTTTAATCTTGACCGGATACTTCTCGTCTGTTCTCAGGTCGAATTCTTCCCATTCGCTTTCGGGAATATCTGGGAGTTGCTTGCCAGTGGCCAGCATGAGCGTAGATTCATGGCTTCCCAAATATCTCAGCTCGCCGTCAGGTGTCACCCATCCAAGCAGATTGCTCACTTGATCACCTCCACCAGCTTGATAATGTCAGCCTTGGTCTGAGGACTCGTAGACTTGACGATCTTTCCTGCCTGATCCTGCAAAATGACGGTCGGTAAACCTATCTGACCAACGGTGGTTTGAAACCCGAGTCTTTCGATGTCCACTTCCCCTGCGATGTACGATCTGTACTGAATCCCACGACTTTCCAGTAACTTGCGAATCTCTGGGTCGGTTCGCCATGACTGCTGCTCCGGTTTGGATTCATCCACAACAACACTGAACCACTTGATGCCAGCGACAGGTTGAGGTTTCTCATCTTCGTCTGGCACTGGCGGCGGTACTGGTCGAACACCACCCTGTTCGATGGCGACAACCGATCCGCTTGACTTGCCCACAAAGTAGGTGAATCCAGCGTGTGAAAACACCACCCGTTCCTCGGCTGCTGGCGGAACTAGAGTCGAGGGAACAGGCTGTTGTGCGAGTAGAACTGCGATCAGAAGTCCGATCACAGGCCAACCTCCCATTGAACAGATTTGAGCTGTGCCTGAATCGACTCTTCACGCTGGTTCATCGCAGCTTTGACACTGGTCTCGTCGATGCTTACCAGCTCACCGTTGGCCAGCTTCGAGAGCAGTTCGCGGATCACCTCCACGATGATCGGAGTGAGCAGGCGGATGATGATCTTTGAAATCATTTGCACGCACCGTTTCCACACACGATCACTGTTGGGCCTTGGAAGAGCCGTGGAAGTGCCAGTCGTCGTTTTGGACGTTCAGGAGCGAGGAAGAGCACAGGAGCCGTTTTTGGCGATTCTGTGACGGTCACGGTTTTGATGGTCGTTGTGGTCACTGTCTGCTTTGAACACTGGCCAGACTGACAGGATTGAGCCGTATAGATCATGAACTCTGCGAACAAGGATCACCTTACCTCTCTTGGGTTTAGGGTATGTCCCCGAAACAGATTTCGGGGACATCTGTCAACCATTTTCCTGACGTCAGGAAAATGGTAACCGTCTCGCCTGTCCTCTCGACGGTGAGACGGTAGGCGGGGAGACTGCTCACTTCTTCGGGTCTCTGAGAGACCTGCGGTAAGCTGCGATTGCGTAGATGATTGCGGCCATCGCGTACATGGTTTGCGGAATCGAAGAATCAATTGAACTGCCTTGCACGGCTTTATCTGTGACGATTTGAGCCACTGGCACAATCCATCCATAATCTGGATTCACAATTTCCTCGATTCGCATTTAGATCAACCCTTTGGAGCTGGTGGCAATTGGCCAGAGTTCAGGTAGTAAATTGCTTGGGCAATCCCAAACGCCAAAGCCATGCCCAAAGGGCTGGTCGTTGCAACGATGGAGTCAAGGTTTTGGCTCAAGACGCCAAGTGCGGAAACCGCACCTACCAGAGCCATGCGGATGATGATCGCTTTGGCTTGCATCGAGTTGATTTGGCCAATCCAGTTCGGTTGCATATCAGTCCCCTTGTGGTACGTTAAAACCAGCCTGAATCATGTGTTCTGAGACAGACTCAATGCCTGTCTGGTGGATCACATAAACATCAGCCAAGTATCTGGCAAAGGTCTGCTGGAAGTCTTGCGTTGTTGTGATCACTAATTGTTTGCCCGAAAGCAGCATTTCCAGTTCGGCTTTTGCTCGTATGCCGTCTGCTGCGTGAGCTTTGTGCATTTCTGGGGCGTTATAGCCCTTGAATCTCACGTGTTGGGTTGTGGCGACATCAAAGCCGAGGTCGATCAGCAGGACAGCCGTATCACCGTCGATGATTCGCTCAAGCCGAGCTGCGTAGGTGTAGTTAACCACTGGACTCATTTGATACCTCTTGGAACGGTGAAGCAGTGGCCCAGGACAACGCCTATTCCCAGCGCAAAGCCTAGAGAGTGCTGGTTGACTTCCCAAATCGCTTCAGACCACGTCATTTCGCCCATCTGCCACTTGACCAGATCGACCAACAGCAGCACGATTGCAACCGTGATCAAAAACACGAAGTTCTTTGCGGCAGCACTGAAAGTCATCAGATTGGCCCGTTAGCTGTTCCGTTGCCGTTGTTGATAGGCCAGAGAGGTGGCAGGGATGCAAAGAACTCGCCCACTGTTGGTACAGCTTGCGTACCCGCTTGGACAGCCTGAACCATGTTGTAAAACAAGCTCCAGATCGAGTCGCGATAAGCGATTGCGGCATCACCTTCAGACTTGTATGTTGTGATGTTAGAGAGCGTCCAGCTTGTGGCTGAAAGAATGCTGTCATATTGCTTTACGGACACCGCTTGATCAAGAAATGAGCCGATACCGTTGCCGATCTCGGTGAGCCTTTGAATTACATAAGCCTGTTGTTCTTCGGCTGTCAGATTAATGACCGTCCACGTATCGCTCACAGATGTGCCATCGAAAGCAAAGCTCTGGGAAAGTCGCTGTGTGGCAGGGTTAAACGATGGTATGGGCGACGAGGTGTATGGGTAATAGCCGTAGGTGGCTAGAGACGCATCGTCCAAAGCGTTGAAATTGGATACAGTCGTGAATGACTGTGGTAGCCACTGTGGGCCTGAAATCTGACCGTTCGGCGATACTTGGCAATACTGCATGATTGCTCCTTATGCGTTGGGGAATGCGGTTGCGGGTGGCGTGAATGCTGATGTATATCGAGCGTATTTGGTGATGCGGAGGTCGTCTAATTTCCCTAGGAAGTTGCGGTCACCACTGTTGTTGGCTAAATTGTCGCCAATCATCAAATTTCTTGTGCTTGATCCGCAATTTCCTGAGTGCGTACCGCTTGCAGCTAGTGAACCGTCGATGTACATAGCAAAAGCACTACCATTGCGAACAATAGCAAAGTGATGCCAGTTCCCGTCTCTGTAGTCGCCGCTGGATGGAATTAATATCGGGACGCTTCCAGAGAATTCGTTGATCCAAAATGAAGGTCTGAACTGCGTAGACGATGCCAGCGCATAAAGCGAGAATGCTCCGGCTGACCAAACATTATTCTCGTTTGATACGAAGGTTTTACCAAAAGGACTCCCGCTAGCCCCTGCTGGAATATTAAACCAGAATTCGATAGTAAAATTGCCTGTACCAAAATTAAACACGCTTGACCCAGGAATAGTTAATGCGGAACTGGATGATCCCGGAAAATCCCCGGCCTGTCCAAACCCGCTTTTCGCCCCGGTACTTGTGGTGGTCACACTACTCGATGTTACCGTCAGTGCATTTGCCGAATTATCAGTAAAAGCCGTGCCACCTTCAGCACCATCCATGTGGAGCAGGAGCGATACCAGGCTAAAGTTTGGGTCTGTGGCAGACGGAGTCTTTTTGGCATTCCTGATTATGTTGGCTAGCATTAGAAGTTTTGACCTCCAATATAACCCTGCCAATTCGTTCCACCATCTGAGGTAAAGAACGCAAAGCTGTCCACCTTGCCGGATGTCGATGTCAGAGTTGGAGCAGTGCCGCCCGCCCATTT